CACCTTAACGGCAGCGTGGAGCGGCTGGTGGACAACAACGAGGACGCGCAGGTGGACCCGTGGGAAGTGACCAACGGCGCGGCGGGCTACAACAGCGTGAGCCGGCATATTGTATATGTTGGCGGCTGTGACAAGGCCATGCAGCCCAAGGACACGCGCACGGCAGCCCAGCGTGAGGCACTGAAACGCTACGTGCAGGACTTCCACCGCCGCTTCCCCCAGATACGCATCGTGGGACACCATGAGCTGAACCCGGACAAGGCCTGTCCTTCCTTTGACGTGCAGAAGTGGCTGCGCGAGACAGGAATCAGGCAGTAAGCCCATAATATATAAAAAGGTATGGAACTCAGTGAAATTATCAATCTGGTGCTGGGTGGCGGCTTGGTGGCAACGATAGCAGCCATCATCACATTGAAATCGACCGTGAGGAAAGCGAAAGCGGAAGCAGAGAAAGCGGAAGTCGAAGCCGAGACAGTCCGGATTGATAACACTGAGAAAGCCACCCGGGTACTTATCGAGAATATCGTAAACCCTCTAAAGGAAGAACTCAATGAGACACGAAAAGACCTCAACGCGACCAAGCGAGAGATGGCACGGCTCCGCAAGGCCATCGACGATGCTAACAGCTGCCGTTATAGCGATGACTGCCCTGTGCTTCACAGGATGCGCGTCGAGCAGAAAAAGCGTGAGCCGGGAGACAGCCACGAGCCGAGAGGCGAGCCGCCTCGACGTGGACAGCACGGTGAGCGTCGTAGAAACCTGGCAAACACCCGTGAAGGTGCCGATGTCGGCGGTGAGCCTGACGCTCAGCATGGACAGCCTGCGGCTGTTGCCGTCCGGGGCGGGCTATACGGCCCGGAAAGGACAGGCGAATGTGAAGGTGACGCGGCGGGCACCGACGGAGAAGGAGCCGGAGCAGATAGTGATTGAAGCCGGCTGCGACTCACTGGAGCTGGTGTGCGCGAAATACGCCAAGACCATAAGCACGCTGAAACGGCAACTCAAAATTGCGAGCGACAGCAAGGCTGAGCACAAGGAGGAGGCGAAGGAAAGTACCGGTAACGGCTTCCTTGTGCGGCTCAAATACTTCCTGGCCGGGCTGTTGGCCGGAGTTATCGGAATAGTATTCACATTTATAAAACTGAAAAGAAAATGAGCAAGAAATTCATCTACGGCATTGCAGCCGTGAAATTTGGCGAGACCCTCATCGGCTACATCGAGAAGGGCAGCTGGGACTGGGGCGGCGCTAAGCCGGAGAGCGTGGACGTGGAAGCCGAGCAGGTTCCCGACGCACCTGTGCTGACACTGATGCAGAGCAACGGCAAGGTGAGCCCGACGTTCAACCTTATCCAGCTGGACTACGCGAACCTGAAGGCCGTGCTGGGCGGTACGCTGGTGGAGACCGGCTCTGACGGCAACAAGAAAGTGACGGGCTGGAAAGCACCGACCTCTCTCGTGGACCTCAGCGGAAAGTGGACCATCGACTTCGTGAGCGGCCAGACTATGACCATTCCCAACGGTACCATCCTGGCCAACCTCGGCGGCAAGCTGACCCTGACAGAAGTGTCGAAGGTAGAATGCCAGCTGAAGGTGAACAAGCCCGAGGACGGCGGTGCTCCCTATGAGATCAACGACACATTATGTGAAGGCTGATGGATGACCGTACTGTCAGAAGAATCCAGAGAGAGGGAGCGGAGGCCTTGCTTGATGCGGGCGTGTCCCTCCCTCTCAGGGAGATAAGAATACCCTTCATGAAAGAGCCACTGCGGATCCGTCTGACGATGAAACGGCCGACGCTGGCCCGACAGATCAGGATAGCGCACGCCTATCTTTCGATGGACACGACAGCCGAAGAGCTGGAGGCGATGGACCACAAGGGGCAGATGCGGTTCCTGGCCCGCCACGGCAGGACGCTGAGCCGTATCATCGCGCTGACGATGGAGCGCCGGTGGCTGCCTGTATGGCTGCTGTCGTGGCTCGTGAGGCACTGGATGAAATGGGAGTACCAGAAGGCCGCCTTCTCCCAGTTCGTGCTGCTGATGGGCACGCAGTCTTTTATACCTATTATCAGATCAGCCGGGATGACGAACCCGATGAAGCTGAGACTGAGCCACGGAAGGAAGGGGAGTTAAAGAGCCGTTGGGAAGGCTCCCATAGCCCCTTCGGATTTGTCTGGCAGATAGCGAGCGCGACAGGCTGGAGCGTGGACTATATCCTGAACGGCGTGAACTACCAGACGCTCATCATGATGCTGAGCGACGCACCCCGCTATGTGGACGGCAGGAAGAAAGAGCGTGACGACCGTACCGCCGAAGAGGAAGCCGGGGACATCGTCGGTTTCTTCCAGAGCAACCTCACCAATTCATAATTCATAATTGCTGATGAAACCAGTAGAGATAGAATTTCTAATGCGTGACAACCTGACGGCAGGGCTCGACAAAAGCAAGATGAGCGTGGAGCAGCTGCTGGGTGCAGCCCGCCGTGCGTCCACGGTCATCAACGCCAAGATCGAGGAGCAGCGCAAGGTCATCGACGGCGTGAACTCCGACCTGGACAGGATGCAGCGGAAACTGCAGACGATGAAGCCCGGTGCCGGTCAGCAGGAACTGCTGGCGGAGATAAGTGCCTGCAAGAAAGTCCTCGCCGAGGAGACGGGCGCGCTGCAGCAACTGGAGAAGGAACAGCAGCAGGCCAGGCAGGGCGTGGCACAGCTGGAGCAGGAATACCGCAAGATAAGCATTTCTGAGGAGCAGGCGGCAGCAGCGCACAAGAGCCTTACTGACAAGATACGGGAGCAGAAGGCCGTGGTCAAACAGGTGGAGGCCGACGTGCGTGCCTTGCAGAAAGCCTACGAGAACGCCGCTCCCGGCAATGCGCAGGGTGCGGCGCTGGCGGAACTGAACGCTGCCAAGAAAGCCCTGCAGGAGGACAAGAACATCCTTGCCTCACTGACCGAGGAGCAGGAGCGCAACAGGGAAAGCAACAAACGCCTCTCCCGCCAGTTGCGTGAGCTTCAGAACGACATGGCGAAGATGCGCTTGGCCGGAGAGGACAATACCGAGGAATACCGGCAAATGGCACAGAAGGCCGCCGAACTGTCTGACACCCTCGGCGACCTGCGTGCCCAGACCAGTGTCCTCGCCAATGACGATGCGAACCTGCAGGGCTTCATCTCCGGGGTGAACGGCCTGTCAGGAGCGTTCACCACCGCCACGGGCGTGATGTCCCTGTTTGCCGGTGAGAACGAGAACCTTATGAAGGTGCAGGCGCGCGTGCAGAGCGTCATGGCCATCACGATGGGTCTGCAGCAGGTGTTCAATACCCTGAACAGGGACAGCGCGTTCCGTCTGGTAACCGTCACGAAGGTCAAGAACCTGCTGACGGCCGCCAACTACCGCCTTGCCACCTCGCTGGGTATTTCCAATGCCGCGGCCACCGCACTGATGGCCACGCTTACACTCGGCCTGTCCGTCGTCATCACCGGCCTTGTCGTAGCGTGGAACAAATACTCCGATGCTCAGGAAGAAGCGGCACGGAAAGCCCAGGAACGCGTCGAGATAGAGTCTCAGGGGCGTGCGGAGATGATCAAGACCCGCTTCGAGATAGACACCACCCGGGAGAGCCTGAAGAACTTCACCGGCTCGAAGGAGGAGGAGAAGAAAATGTGTGAGGAAATGAACCGCAAATATGGCGAGGCATTCGGCTATTATGACACCGTGGCGCAGTGGTACGAGGTGCTGACGCAGAAAGCGGAAGCCTATGTACAGGTCCTCCTACGGCAGGCCAATGTACAGGCTTTGGTGAGCAAGGCTGCAGAGATCGATGCAAAACTGAACGAAACGAAAGCGAAGGACGCCGGTGATTTCACCGGTGGCGTGGGTGGCTGGTTCCATGATGTCTTTACCAGATATGGGGCAGCACAAATGAATTCAATTCCTAATGTACCGTATCAGGATGGAGAGGCTATTGTGAGAAAGCGAAGGGAAAGTGTTAAGGAAGCAGAAATCGCACAGCTGGAGACTGAAAAGAAAAGGTTACTGGAAGAGGCGAAAAAGGAAGCGGAAGAAGCTGTAAAAATATCCAAAAAAAATGGCATCGGTGAACACACAGCCCCTAAAAAGACACCGGGCAGCACAAATAAAGAGGAAGAACGCATTGCTGCAGAAGTTCTCTCCCTTCAGCAGAAGAGCCGTCAGGCAGAACTTGATTTATTGAAAGAGGGTTCGGAGAAAAAACGGCGACAAATCCGGGAAAACTATCAGAAGGAGATAGAAGAACTCGCCGCACAGGAAAAGAAATGGCGCGATGCCCAGAAAGGCAGACTCACCGGGGAACAGACCGAGGCACTTGCCTCTGCCCGTTCCCTCGCCTCCATGAAGAAAACGGACGGCGAGAAAGAGATCGCCAAGGAAGAGGCGAAGAAGCAGCTGGAGCAGCGCAGGGACGAGATTCAGGCGATGAGCGAGTACCTGAGGGAATACGGCTCGTTCCAGCAGAAGAAGCTGGCCATTGCCAAGGAGACTGCGCAGAAAATAGCCGGGGTAGACGCTTCCGAGGTGAGCGACAATACGAAGAAGTGGAAGAAAGCCCAACTTCGCAGGGAACAGCAGCAACGCGAGGCCAACATGTCATTCGAGGAAATCAGCCGCGGCATTGACTGGAACGCACTCTTTAGCGGTGTGGGGAACCTGACTAAGGAAATGATGGCACCTATGATGGATCAGCTGCGTGCATACGTCGAGACGGATGACTACAGGAACGCCGATGCGGAAACCCAGCAGAAAGTGACGGACCTGATACAGGAGATGCGCCGGTATGTCGGTACCGACCAGGGCGTGACATGGCAGAAGCTGGACGAGGCCATCAAGCAGTTCACGGACAGCGTGGCGGCCTACGACCGCGCCGTGAAGGCAGAGGAAGCCGCCGTGAAGGCCCGCGAGTGGGGCAAGAGGGAACTGGCCTCCGGGGAGATTACGGAGGAGGCATACAAGGCCCTTGAGCAGAAGGCGCAGGAACTCGGCGACACCACGGACGAGGCGCGCGAGAACATGGAGGACTTCGGCGCGGCGCTGAACCGGACCTCCGACGAGGTGGCAAACTTCACGAGCGGTCTGACTACTGCCCTAAGTAATGCCAAGGGCTGGCAAGGCGTGGAGGGCTTCGGCGGCATCCAGCAGTCCGTGGGGCAGATAGACCAGCTCAAGGGCACACTGGACTCGATACTGCCGCAGATGGGTGAAGGCATGGCAAAGTCGATAGGCAGCACGCTGTCGAATGCCATGGGAGGCACTCTGTCGTCCATCGGCGGCGGCATATCAAACTTGCTGTCAAGTGGTATGGGCAATATCATTGGTATCGTGACCCAGATACCGAAACTGATACTTGACTTGGCCGCCAGTATCAAGAACTTTGTGACCGGCATCCTGAACGCGCTGACGGAACTGATCAGCCTGCGATGGATAGATGACCTGGTGGTGAGCATCCTGGATGCTGTGGGTAATCTGATAGACGCTATATTCGACCTGCCCGAAAATCTTTTCAGGGTACTGGAACGCATTATGGTGGACGGTGCAGGCAAGCTATTGAATGGTGTGCTTGGGCGTGTCGGCAATATTCTTTCCTTAGGTTCGCTGAGTAGCGGCGGCCCGGCCGACTGGTTTACGAACTCAAATGCGGAGAAAGTAGCCGGTACTATAGACCGCCTTACGAGGCGCAACGAGCTATTGGAGCAAGCCATTGAAGACCTGACGGATGAAATGAAGACAGCACGGGGTGCGAGTGCCATAGACGCCTCGATACGTGCCCGTGAGCTACAGGAAGAAACCAACGCCAATTACAGGAATATCGCCCAGGCGCAGGCGGGCTACCACAGTGCGCACCATTCGTTCAATTACTATTGGGGCGGCTACAGTGAGGAGCAGATAGCGCGGCTGAGCCGCCAGATGGGGCGTCAGTGGAACGGCGACCTTTGGGACCTCAGTCCGGAGGAGATGAAGATGCTGCGCTCGAATGTGGATATGTGGGAGCAGATACAGAACACGGGCAAGGGTGGCTATGGCGGCCGTGTGGCCGAGAAGCTGAATGCCTATATCGAACAGGCGGGCAAGCTACAGGAGATAACAGACGCGCTGTACGAGACCCTTACCACGACGACGAAGGAGAATGTGTTCGACGACTTCCTGAACTCCCTGTATGGCTTGGCTGACGGCAGTGAGGACGTGATGGAGAATATCGCGGACAACTGGCAGGCGATGGTAAACCGCATGGCAGTGAACAATCTTGTGGGCGCGAAGTTCCAGAAGAACCTCGAGGCGTGGTACGAGAGCCTGGCGAAGCTGAACGAGGCGCGCACGGAGGGAACGCTGACGGACGCGGAGTACCGCAGGCGGCTGGAGGACCTGAAGGCGGAATACGAGGGCTATGTGAATGACGCAAAGCATGATATCGAGACGTTACGCTCGGAAGGTATTATCAGTGTCATCGAAAAGAACAGTGGTGTTACGCAGACGGGCAAGAGCGGCGCGTTTACGACGATGAGCCAAGACCAGGCGACGAAGCTGGAGGGACTGTTCGTGAGCGGTCAGATGCACTGGGCGAGCATTGACGACCGCGTGGAGGATATTGCCGGCAAGATGGATGCGGCACAGCAGCACCTGAAGAAGATAGAGGACAATACGGGCAGCAGCGCCGCGGCGCTGAGCGCCATAAAGGAGGAGATAAGGAAAATAGTACGCGACGGCATAAAATTGAAGTGATATGGAGAATATATTAGGCGGACTGGTGCTGATTAATGGCACGGACATTTGGGATGAGTACGGCGTGTTCCTGACGGAGGAAAAGAAGGGCGGACGGGAAAACCTAAACGCTATCCTGACGCCGAGCAAAGCAAAGGAGCATGTGGGCGTGGACATACGGGAGCATGACGGCAAGAAGTATTCCGGTGTACTGACGCCTGCAAACGCGGAGCGCGACATCACGCTGCACTTCGCGCAGTATGCCCGGACGCGGGAGCAGTGGCTGGCCAGCTACATGGCCTTCATCCGCTTCCTGAAGACCGGAAAGGACGGCTGGCTGACGATAACCTTCACGGAGCTGAACCTTACGCTGAAGGTATTTTACCTGGACTGCAGCGCATACCGTTCGCTGACCTACCTATGGAAGGAGGGTGTGCAGGCGAGCCGCTACAAGGTGAGGTTCAGGGAACCCGAACCGATAATATAAACGCCATTTTATCACCATTCAAACACTCATAAAACGATATAAGAATGCTTCTGACACTATATGACAGCAACGGCAACGAAAAGGTGCGGATAGAACTCGACGACAGCAGCACGCAGGACAAGGAGATTCAGGGGGACAACCTGCTGAAACTCTCGTTCACGCTGTACGATTTCGTGGCCATTGACGTGAATGACTATGTGGACTACGGCGGTGAGCGGTACTGGGCGGTGGAGAAGTACGCCCCATCGGAGAAGAGCACGGTGCAGTGGGAGTACGGTTTCCAACTGTACGGCATTGAGAGTCTGATCAAGCGGTTCCTGGTGTTGAACCTGACGGACGGCGGAAACGAGGCCGTGTTCATACTGACTGCCCGTCCCATAGACCATGTGCGGCTGATAGTGAAGAATATCAATGACGGCATGGACGGTACGGCCAACTTCAAGGTCGGTGCCGTGGAGGGTACAGACAACGTGACCATCGACTATACCGGCAAGTACTGCAACGACGGTCTGAAGGAACTGGCGGAGGCCGTGGGCACAGAGTGGTGGTTTGACGGCGAGACGCTGAACCTCTGCCGCTGCGAGCATGGCGAGGAAATTACGCTCGGGTATGACAAGGGTCTGACGGCCCTTGACCGCGACAAGGCCGACAATGCGAAGTTCTACACGCGGCTGTTCCCCATAGGCAGCTCACGCAACATCGATGCGTCGAAATACGGACACAGCCGGCTGATGCTGCCCGGCGGCGCGAAGTATGTGGACGTGAACGTGGAGAAGTACGGCATTATCCACCACTACGAGCAGAGCGCCTTCGCGGGCATCTACCCGCGGCGCGTGGGCGTGGTGGGCGGCGTGCGCCACGAGGAGGTGAAGGACAAGGACGGAAAGCCCTTCACGATTTACTACTTCCGCGACAACGACCTGCCCTTCGACCCGAACGACTATGAGATAGGCGGGCTGGTGAAGCGGGTGTCGTTCCAGGAGGGCAGCGAGCTGGCGGGGCTGGGAACTGACAATGACCACTACTTCGAGGTCAATTTCAACAGCGACACCCGGGAGTTCGAGATCATCACGATATGGCCCTACGAGGACGATACGCAGCTGCCCGGCGGCACGCTGGTACCGAAGGCGGGCGACAAGTATATCCTATGGAACATCGGCATGCCGGACGAATACTACTCCCTGGCAGAGCAGGAACTGCGCAGCGCGGTGGATGAGTACAATAGAAAGCATGCCCTGGACGTGAGCCGCTACAAGGCACCGACGGACCATGTATGGATGGAGGATACAGGTACGGAACTCTTCATCGGCCGGCGCATACGGCTGGAGAGCAGGGAGTATTTTCCCGAAACGGGCTACCGTCAGAGCCGTATTACGAGGATAAGCCGCAAGGTGAACCTGCCGGGACAGATGGACCTCGAAATCAGCGACTCCCTCTCGACGGGGGCGATGACAAAAATAGATGATGCCATCACCGGTGCCAAAAACTATGCGGGTGCTCTTGTCGGTGCCATCAACGTGCCGGACATAATCCGCAGCTGGGATACTACCCCACCGACAGATACCAACTTGTACAGTGCAAGAAGGATGCTCAAGGAGTTCTTGAATAAGAATACGCCCGACGTGGCACTCGGGTTGATAACTTTCCTCGGCGGCATCGCTTTCGGCGACGGTGTAAGTGGCATCGACGCAGATGGCGTGGCGCGGTTGCGTGCCTTGCTGCTGGACAATGCCTCCATTGACGCAGAGGGCCACGCCGAGCTAAAGTCGGTGGTGTCCGGGATGCTTTCCAGTCCCGGGTTCAGCGAGGGGCTGACCGACGGTACAGGGGCAGGCATCTACCGTGACGCCAATGGCAAGTGGGTGGTGGAGGCAGACAAGCTGCTGGTGCGGCTGAAGATGATAGTATCCATGCTTGAGGTGCGCAGGCTCTCCTATGTGGGCGGCGACCAAGTGCACAGCTCGGCAGGGTCGCACATCACCAAGACGCGTATACTGCCTTCGGGTGACATCCGCTGTTACATCCTCGCCGATGATGGCAGCACGCGCACGATGAATGACTGGCGCGTGGGCGATCAGGCGAAGTGCAAGACAGACAATATCAAGGAGGGGGTTTATGAGAATGTCAGCAACAAGTACTATTGGCGGCTGGTGGTGAACACGGGTGAGGAGGTGCTCGATGACGGCAAGGTGTACAATTACGTGGACCTGTCCGATACCCGCGGCACTGTGAAGCTGACTGTCGAGGGCGTGGAGCATACCTGTGTGGGCTACGACACATCAGTAGACAATGACCTGCCGGCTGAGGGTGACGATATTGTGCAGCTGGGCTCGCAGACGGATAAGGAGCGGCAGTATGCCTACGTGATATACGTCACGGAGGGCAAGAGGGTTGATTACGCCGGCATCAACGACTACGACCTTAATTCACATATCGTGGAACTGCATTCCAAGAGCGGCGGCTTCGTGCATTCCGACAGGTTCGAGATTGTCTCCGCCGCAGGTACGGGCGTGAGCCAGCCGATAGTGTGTGAGCGGGGTACATGGCAGAGCGGCATGGTATACGGGCACTACGACCATGTGTCGCACGACAATGCCACATGGCTGAACAACGTGGGCAGGGGACGGACGACAACGTCTGAGCCTGCAGACGGCAATCCCGACTGGATTAAGGAGACCTACGGGATGAAGGGGGAGGGGCTGACACAGCTGCTGCTCGGGCTAACTTCGGGGGACTGGTTCTGGAGGGAGGGACAGGGCATCATCGCTACGGTGGAGGTGGCGGTGGTACAGGGTGATACGGACATCACGGGCACCATCCACCCCTCACAACTGGTATGGACACGCAGCAGTGCGGCTACGGGGACGGAGGATGCCGACTGGGCGGCACGCCATACGGGGGATTCCTTTTCCCTTACAGTCCTTGCTGATGACATGGTGGGAGACGTTACGACGTTCATCTGCACGCTGTACAGCGCCAACGGGGAACATATACAGTCGAATTCAATAACAATTTAAATAATTTTCAGATATGGCAATTCAGACGACATCAAGGGCTACGTTCCACAAGATTGTGGACGGCTCAACATTGAGTTTCATCATCCAGCCGAGCTTGGGTAGTCAAATCAAGAGCAAAGACCCTGCGTCCTACTTCCCTGATTTCACGGTGACGCCGCAGGCTATCACCCCTACACTGGTACTGGCCGGCAGCGACGGTACTAATCAGATTAAGGGGACTTGTACTTGGTATCTTGACGGTGTGAAGCTGTCAAGCGGCACGGACTATACGATTGAGACGTCGGGGCAATACCGACTGCTTATCAAGAAGAACCTCACCAAGGCTTCTTCCGTGGTGAAGTGCGAATATGTGTTCACCCATCCCGTGACGGGACTGCAGGCCAAGCTGACAACGACCCTGCCCCTTACGCAGACGGAGAATGCAGGCACGGTCATCATGGCGAAGATTACCTCCGCAGACACGATATTCAACACCGTGGCAGGGGCATCGGAGATACTGGAGTTCAACGGCACGATGATACGTGGCGGTGCACCCGACACCACCGACGTGAAGTACCAGTGGTATATCCTTGGCTCGGACCGCACTACATTCTATGAGATTACGGGCACGACAGCACCTTCGGGCAGTGGGCTGGCTTCGGGCAACCTGTTCACGGGCGCGGGCACTGCCAAGCTGACCGTCGACAGCAAGGCGGTGCTTGGCACGTCGACAATAAAGTTAGTGTGCACAGACAGGGACAGTGCGAGCTCCACGTATAACAAGACATGCGAGGACATTATCGGCGTGCTCGACCTTACTGAACCGTTCGACATGAAGATGCAGCAGCCGGGCGGTCCTTCGATTCCCGACGGGGCATCAGTGCCGCTATTGTTCGAGATATTCCAAGGAAGCGCGAAGTGGACACAGGACCAGTATCTCAACAAGAGGATGGGCTTCTACCGCCTCACTGCCGCGCTGGCCAAGGATACCACATGGGCCCCTGCGGCGAGTGACTTCACGGGATGGACAATTGCATCGGGTGAGGTGTCGCGCACATTCAATTCGACAGCCGGCCTTGCCACCGACGCTAACCGCACGGTGAGCATCAAGTACGCCCACCTGCTGGCCGGTGTCAATACCACATTCGAGGGATTCCTTGACTTCTAATCTTATAACGTCATGAGCATCAGGACTACTTCACGGGCGACATTCCACCGCCAGCCACAGGGCAACCAGCCGTACATCCGCTACTCTGACGATGGCGGGGCGACGTTCACGGGGGGTAAGCCGTTCGTCGAGCCCAACCCCAACCTGTTCGTGTTCGCGTCCAGCACGGCAGGGTTGGCTATATCGGATTCCGGGTTCAATGGCGAGGCCTTCCATTACGACGGCAGGAACTTGACCGTTAATAACGTTGACCTTTTCCCCGGGACGTTTATCGAGCTCAAGCCTGACACCGATTATATCATTACATGCTTCGCTAAGGGCAGTGGGTCGTTCGATACGTTCTTCTGGGGCAGCGAGGGTACAAATATTGTTGCGTCCCCTGTCACGTCAGAGTTACTCCCGGGTATGTACAAGGGTAACAGCGCATACGGCAATTGCATCAAGCCGCTGACATCCGAGTGGAAGTTGTACGAGCAGGTCATACATACCCACCCGTCGCTCACCCAGCGCCTGTCGTTGCGGCCGGTCCGTATTAAAAAAGACACCCCGAGCGAGATTTATATAGCGGACATTAAACTAAGGGAGTATTCCAAGTATATCGACGGCCGTAATCTGTGCCGTTGTGCCGCCGCCGATGGCCGTAGCACGCAGGAGCTGCTGGTTACGGCCCACGGTGCGGCCCTGCCGTTCACCGTCCAGGGCCTTAACAGCGGTGACACTTTCAGGATAGCATTCGACTGGGAGGTACACAACATCGTATATACCGACGGCGGGTATAACAATACCGGCAATAAGTCCTTTGTGTTGCAGATGTCGAGGGAATATGCTTACCGCAGCCCGATGTTCTTAACATCCTTGCCTACGGATAAGGGTCATGGGGAAATGCTTATTACGCTGCCGGCCCTTAACACATACAGTAATGGCCATCCAATCAGGGAGGCGGATTCCGCATACCCTTACATCCATTGGGAAGCATTAGGCTTCGCTGCCGGTTCATACATCCGGCTGAGTAACTTAATGGTCACCAAGGGCGATAAGCAATACCCCTATGCTCCGGCACCCGAAGACCAGTTGCTGGGCACAACCCCCGGTAAGTATATGGGAACATTGGTATGGGAGAAGCCGTACCCCAGCTTAAACCCTGCTGACTACACATGGAAGCTGACGGAGGGCAGGGGCATCAAGAGTACGACGGCATACTATGCCCTGTCATCCACTCCTGCGCGCCCCACGGTATTCTCGACAGATAAGCCTACGTTGACGTCGACCAACAAGTACCTGTGGCAGTATCTGCGCATTGAGTATGATGATGGGCTTGTGGTGGGCAGCCCGTCGGATGCTGTCATCATCGGGGTGTATGGTGAGCAGGGTGATAAGGGAGATTCCATTACCATAGTCGATACATCTACTACCTACCAAGCATCATCTTCGGGCACGGGTATCCCCAATGGTACATGGCAGGATAGCATTCCGACGGTTGGGCAGAGGCAATTCCTGTGGACTAAGGTTACCATCATCTTTTCCGATGGCAAGAGTGCGACTTCTTACACTGTCTCAAGGCAGGGTGGCGATGGAGCTGCCGGTACTTCCGTTACCGTGATGAGTTCTACAGTGTCCTATCAAGCATCCACGTTGGGTACGGGTGTTCCTACAGGCACGTGGCTGCCGAATATTCCTACTGTAGCGCAGGGGCAGTTCTTGTGGACGCGTACTGTGGTTCTTTATTCCGATGGCAAGAGTACAACTTCTTATACCGTGTCAAGGCAGAGTAAAGATGGTACTTCTGTATCTGTGGTTAACACTGCCGTTCACTACCAAGCATCCACCAATGGTACTGACGTGCCTACGGGCAACTGGGTATCCCCACCGCCTACTGTTCCGCAGGGGCAATACTTGTGGACACGTACAGTGGTGACCTATTCGTCTGGGCCGCCGTCAACGACATACACGGTGTCGAGGCAGGGTAAAGACGGGCTCCCGGGTGCTGATGGTATCAGTGTATTAGACATGAAAGACGAGTATTACCTCAGCACCAGTCCTACGGCATTAGCTGGCGGCAGCTGGAGCAATATATACCCGGGATGGCAGCAGGGCAAGTACCTGTGGAAGCGTACGCATGTGTTCATGTCGGATAATACCGATTACTACACCGATGCCGTCTGCATATCGGGCTCCCCGGGCAGCACCGGTAATCCGGGCGCTGACGCATACACCATCTACACCACGCCGACGGCCATCATCGTCGATACCAACAGTAGCGGCCTTGTGACTTCCGCGGAGCTTAACAATGCTAATGCCTATGTTACCCCCAAGGCATTCAAAGGGGGGCAGGCCGTCACGGTGTTGATTGATGCGGTGTCCACATCAACGGGTATCGGGGCATCCATTACTGATGCCGGTACCCGCATCAAGGTTAATTCCATCGGCACTGACCCGTCTACTGGCAATGCCTACGGCAGCGGATATGTTGATGCCACGCTGCGTGTAGATGGTAAGACATTCACTGTCCGTATTCCCGTGGGCACGAACGTGCACAAGGTAGCATCGCGGTTAGTCAATGAGATAGACGAGATTGGCGGTGAAGTTGACAGCATGCACCAGGAGTATAATGACTACCGGAGCACTACCAATGCGCGGTTCGCCGCTGTCGAGGGACAGGTGAATCTAAGGGTCAAGCAGACCGAGTACGATGCCAACAAGCAGTCTGTGCAGACACAGATAGGGCAGGTAACGGTTCAGGCAAACCAGATCTCGATGAAGCTGAGCAACCTCAAGTCGGGAGCGGTCAATCTGCTTGACCGTTCAGGAACGCCCGAAACATCAGCATCGTATTACATACACGAACGGGACTTCAATATCGTTGAAGGCCATGAGTACACGCTGACAGTCAGCGGACGTGTCTCACAGGAAACCAAGAACGAGGGAGGAGTACTAAGGGTTCATATACACCCTCCCGGATGGGCATGGACACATGCAATCGACATCGACTCCGTGACTGATGTTACCAAGAACCTGACATTTGTTGCGCCCGAGACGAAGACGGTCAGATTCAGGTGTGTGAGTTTCAAGTCACAGGGTGTTCCGAGCAAGAATGTTACCCTCAATTGGGCAGTAATCACCGAGGGAAACGTAGGCGTAGGGGAGTGGATTCCTTCAGCAGCGGAATCAACGGAACAGAAGCTGCGCAATATAGGCATTGACATCAACGGCGATGGCAGCATTGACATGCAGGCTGACAAGTTCACCCTGCGTAACCTCGATGAAGAGGCGGTGTTGGGCGTCAACTCCGACGGTGACATGGAGGTGAGGGGGGTGATAAGGGCAAATGCCCTGTTACAGCAATTCCGAGAGGTCAGCACTAACCCCGGTAGTACTGTATCCCGGGTGGGTGAATGTATATTCGGCATGACATTAGAGCCTGATGCTAACGGTCTGCCAAAGGCGGTCAAGTACTTTCCTCCGGATATTCTGCTTGTCCGCACACCTGCTGGGAGCGACATAGAGGACAGCTTCTTGATGCTACCTTATGCACCACATGCCAATGGAAGAGTAATAGATATATACGGTGAAAATTATAATGCTATGACTGGTGCAACCAACATCCGTACTATCGTATTGGCACAGTGTAATGATGCGTATATCAATGGTGACGGTGTGAGTATTAATAATGGTGGCACAGGGCCTTATGCCATATATGGTGACGGTGACACTTCCACTTCCAGCCCATTCAGATTAGTGGGTAGCCATCTATTCGGGGCAGTTATCCTCAACCCATATTCTTCCGCCAATGGAGGGCAGGCTCATCTGCGCATTATATCCAGCGGTGGCAAGTGGATGGTGCTCAATATGAAAAACTGCACACCCACTAATACTATCAGTTGATTGTTTAACTTTTAATAAATAAAAAATTTATGGAGATTACAGCAAAGAAGAAGGTCTACGACCTCAAAAACGAGAGTGACAGCTTGGTACTTAATGGCGAACTGGCAGTTACCGGAGAGACAAAGGAGTTCAACGGCTATGTGACTAACAAAGATGGCGCCAAGTCATGCAGCGTGTATTACCGCATGACACCCGACGGCAATGTCACCATCAGCATCAGCGGATGCCAGTGTGTCACCGAGGCTGCACATGGGTTCATCTCGTCCAGCATTACCGAGGCCGTAGCCCAGCTGCCCGAGCAGACAGAGGGGGCTGCTGACAACACCGGGTTGCCGGAGGGCACGCCGGGCGGAATTGAAGATACTGCGGAGGTATGAAAAAGCCCCCGGCCTGTTAATTGTCATCTCACCTACATATTAACGCAATACGAAGTACCGCACGACCGGAGGCAAATACCCTTGTCGCGGTACTTCGTATTGCATTTATGTAAGTGAGATGTTGCAAAGGTACAAAAAATATTGGAGATGAAAATAATTGAAGTATTAAAATTTAACAGGGAATTATTAAAGAGAGTGTGGATGACCGGTGTGAGATTGGAAGATACAAATTACATTGATTTATACTCTGACTATGAACAGCTGCGGCAGCGAGGAGAAAAGATAACTTACATTGTTGCCTCCTTATCGATAAAATATGCTGTGAGCGAGCGTACTGTATATAATATCATCCGACGGCTGGGAAAAGACTGTAGCGGCCATGCATATTGAAATACAGTCAAACTTTGGCAGAGAGGATGGAAAGAACGAACTTTGCTGTTTCAAAAATCAAAAGAAAAGAATGAAAAAGATGTATTCATCTGCCCCGCTACCTTTTATGGGGCAAAAAAGAAATTTTGTCAAGGAATTCATAAAAGTATTGGAACGGTATCCCGACGGAACTACATTCGTTGATTTATTCGGTGGCAGCGGTCTGCTGTCGCACATCGCAAAGTGCCGAAAACCACACTCGAAGGTGGTGTATAACGACTTTGATGGATATAGGTTGCGTTTAGAGCATATACCCCAGACAAACGAGCTGCTTGCAGAACTTAGGGATATAGTGCATAAGATACCAAAACATAAGCCTATCACGGGAGAAGCACGAGAGAAGGTGTTTGAGTGTTTGCACAAGCATCAGGAGCGTTACGGCTATCTGGACTTTATTACCATATCCTCCTCTATTATGTTCTCAATGAAGTACCGTCTGAGCATAGAGGATATGCGTAAGGAGGCTTTGTATAACATGATACGCAAGACTGACTATCCGTTGTGCAGCGACTATCTGGATGGACTGACCATTGTGTCGGCAGACTACAAACAAGTGTTCAATCAATATAAAGAAACGCCTGGTGTGGTTTCCCTCGTCGATCCGCCATATCTGAGTACGGAGGTGGGTACCTATAAGATGTACTGGAGGCTTGCAGACTACCTTGACGTGCTGACAGTCCTAAGAGGACACTCGTTCGTGTATTTCACGAGCAATAAGTCATCTATACTGGAATTGTGCGACTGGATGGGCAGAAACAAGACAGTGGGCAATCCGTTCGATAAATGCACAAAAGTAGAGTTCAATGCCCACATGAACTATAACTCTACCTACACGGACATGATGTTATATACAGATGCCGTTTGAATCACATTCTAATACTATTCAAACGATGAATAAATACTATCAGACACTGGGCAAGGTTTTCGAACTTGGAAAGACCCAGAAAAACAAAAAAGGGAACATACGCTATCTGCTCAACGAGCAGCTGACACTCACACCTGCCGACCTGCTTGATATATTTGAGAGCCACGGTATTGCACGAAAGAAACTGAAGAACGAACTGCAACTCTTTATGCAGGGTGAACGACAGGTGGAGAAATACCGTGAGGTTGGCATTAATTGGTGGGACTATTGTGGTTCCGTGCTCGTCAATAGTTATCCGACCTATTTTGAGAAATTACCACCGCTGATTGCGAAGATAAACCGTGAGAAGAGAAACAGCAAGAACTATGTGCTGTTCCTCGGCGAGACTGGAGCAGAGAGCAACCAGACACCATGTCTGAGCCTTGTGCAGTTCCAAATAGATGAAGGAGAACTTGTGCTGTCGGCCTATCAGCGTAGCAGTGACGCGAACCTCGGACTACCAGCCGATATATACCACCTCTATCTCATGGCACGGCAGATAGACCTACCTCTTAAAAGTATAACTCTTAATCTCGGCAACGTACACATATATGAGAATAACATAGATCACACTAAACAACTGCTTGATGGACATGAGGAAGTGAAGTTTGAACTCAATGTATAG